CGCTTAGTGCTGAATTCACTATCGGCGAAGGTGAGTTGATGGCTCATGATGTCCCTCTGGGATGCGCTCCGGATGAATATGATGATCTCATATCAGGAACTTGTTCGCACCTTCCCTAGAATACTGCCCGAATACTGAGAAAGGGATTCGAAAAATGATGGAATCTCGGAAATGTTCTGGAAAGGATAATGGTTGTACTAATGTCCTTGCATTGCACTTGTGAGATCAGGCACGGGATTGTATTCAGCTCGACCAGTGATGATTGCATAGCGGAAGACCTCGCCACAGCGCTGTCTGACCTTTTTTGCATTCTCTGTTGCTCCCCTGATTTCCATCCGACGAAGGACATTCAGCGATTCAAGTGGTTTGATGTTTGCAATAGGCTTTTTGCCTATGTAAAGGAACATGTCTTTATTGAACGCTTCCATAATGTCCGAAGCATATCCTTCAGACCATTGTAAAGCTTACTGGCGTGCCATTGACAAGCAATTTCCTGAAAGATGCTTCGGACAATAACCTCTCGGGCTAGTTTCTCTTCTCTCTTCGCTACATTGGGGTTAATCCCACCAGCAATGCCCCTTTTAGCCTCTTAACGTTTACTACGAGCTTCAGCCAAAGTCACGTCGGGATAAACCCCAGGAGCAATCAACTTCTCCTTACCGACAACACGGTATTTAAGTCACCAATAGCGTTTTCCATTAGGGTTAACCAACAGGTAAAGTTCCCCGTCATCACAGATGTTTGTTAGGTTTATCTTTTGGCTTTGCGGTATCAACCTGGCGGGCACCATCTTTCACAGGAGGGTATCTCCATAAGACCGAACAGCATATACCCCCAAATGTACACCATATGCATGTAAACGTTGCGGTGTGTCAGTAGACGTCAGAATACAATCGAGAGCTGGAAGGTGCCGATTATAATAGGTCTTAGTGGACTTGAGTTGACTTTGAGAGATGCTTGAAATGGTGCGATAATAGGAGTCGAACCTACGACCTTCGCATTACGAATTAGTAGAATCACATTTAACTAACTGTTTTACATACACATTGCCGCATTCACATCAGGCAACTCAATGGCACATGATGTAAGAAAGAGAAAGGCGATTTACCATGTATGACACAAATCTGGCACATCGCCAAAATGAGACTAAGCCGCTGGTGGCGTAGGCCATTTGATATCAGGAGCGGTAGAAGTATCAACCGTTTCCAGTTCATCCAGATAATCTAACCACAAATTGTACTGAGCCTTTTCCGCGTCACTCAGACGACCCATCGCAGCTTTCCCCGGCCACTGCTTGCTGTTCATATACGCATTTGCAGAATCAATCCGTTTCTGTTTATCAGCCTCTGCTGCAGACACTAATTGCTCATGTGTTAGCGGTGGAATATCAACCCATGCCGGACTCCCATCTGAATTGCTGCCACGAACCTTCCCATCTGGTGGAGTGCTGGTGAACGCCTTAAATGTTGCTTCATCGACATCAACACCATCATCTGGCCATGACCCCGCTGATTCATATGCATCTTTCAGGTCAGTCGTGTAAAACGAATTATTTTTTGCACTGTAAATGTACATATTAATATCCTATTGCGAACCACTGAACGGCTGCTGTAATGGGTGGCTGTAACCCGCTGGGGATGGTTCTGTCTAAAACACCGAGGTTATATCCGGTAAATGCGGTAGGTGTGACATATCCAATCTGGATCATGGTTCTTTTTGCACTAATGCCTATGTCGTGTTCTGTAATAAACAGGCACCTGTTTGGAAATGAGATATTAAAATTGATTACATTATCGGGTAATTCAGGTGTTAACGGCCCGCCTACACCCTGCTGTATGATTAATCCATTCGGGAGTTTCGCCCAGCCATTGGTAGCTAGCGATGCAGTAAAATAACTCATGTCGGGGATCTGATTTGTTCCGGTGCCGACATCGCGCTGTGCGGCTGTTTTCAGACCGAGGTATGTGAGAACATTGGCAATACTGCCTTGACCAATAATATCTCGTCCAACTGAAGTAAGATCTGTCTGATTTGCCTGGTCGGTATCTGTGAAATATGGAAGTTTATTGGCAGTTGTGGCGAGGCCAGCAAGTGCTGTCAGCGTGGAATCAAGAGGCTGGTAGTTACTCAGGATGTAGCCAAGAGTTCCTGCCGTCATCATATTTGCGGCAATGTCATTTGCAGACCATGCACGAGCCACCGTACCCTCCTGGGCTCGCTCAATTGTCATCACGTCGCCGCTTCTGGCTGTTACATGTACGATCTCGGTGATGAGCCCTGTTGCCGCGTCGACCAGAGTCAATTTAAAAAAGCTGGTTCCACTTGCTGGAGAGGGGAATAATGAACCGGTTCCGGTGTTTACAGTAAGAGAGGTCGCAGATGAGCTAATTCCTGCAGCCAGCACAGTTTGTGCGTTGTTGGCGGTTAAGAGTGTTAGTGCCATTTATCCTCCGGGATTTCGGCAATAAAAAACCCGCACAAGGCGGGCTCTTAGTGTTAGTATTAATTTAAAATTAATGAGGATTTCAGAGTGAATAATCTACCAGTATCTATTGCTAAGTTTCTTTTATCATCAGTAAGCGCAATAACAATTGTACTTTCAGTCTTCCTTATTTTTTTAATTTTCGACATGTGGCTGCAGGAAGGTATTCCGCCATTCGAAAATATTAAATTCAGCGTCGCAATGTTTTTTACAATTATAATGCTGCTTGTTATATGTCAGTGTCTTAAGTATTACACTGACATGGCTATAGATCGACGAGATAACATCAGCCGATGATGGTAACTGTAACAGGCTGATAAAATGGCATATGAAGCAGGCCGCTATCAAAGGTCTGCTTGAACAACGATGCATATTCGTAGTTCGTACTTTTTATTAGAAGGCTTTTCTTCTGGTTAAACGTCTGTGAATTGTAGGAAAAGTTATTGAACATGGAGGCATCAGTGAGTTTCCTGTACCCTTTGATGATCGATATGCTCGCCCCAGAATCAGAAAACAGAACCGAAATACTCCACCTCTGATCGTTAATGACGTCTACGCCATCAACCCCTGTAAGAAACCTCATTATCCGGCGCTTTAACCATGGGATGGTAAAGTAATACCCGTCACCTTTGTAGAAATTCCACGTCATGATTCGCTTAAACAGATCGCCTGAAACGACAACCTGCTCTGACTGATTAACCACCTTTCGCCCATTGAATGGCAACTGGTTGAACAGAACAGCGTTGTACGGTCCGAAAATGGATTGCTTTCCACTGACCAGCACCGGCGGCTTAACGCCATAAATCCCACGGGCAATCCATTTTAACTGGTCACCAGCATTATACCCCCCAACAAATATCGGAAGGTTGGCGTTAATCATCCATGAATAAATTTCCTGGGCCATGGAGTTATACGCAGTGACGAACGCCTGGAGATCATCATCGTCGTTATACTGCGTATACAAGTAAGACTTAATGATATCTTCAAGCATATTATATTCCGTCCACGATAACCCCGTCAGAGGCAATGAACCAGTAACTGTAAGGGTCGCCGCTGATAATGTTAGTTCCGGCATCCACTCCTGTGATTACACCATTCACCGTAACAATAACGTTCAGTGTCGAAATCAGGCTCATATCGAGCGTGCTGTTAATCGCCTGAAGAAAGACATCCTTGACGTTATTGATATTCATCGGCTTTCCAGCGAATATCCCGTTTACATAATTGATAACCGGCTGCGAAACCAGTGAGGCGATAGTCGCGTCAGTCAGATAGTTGGCGCTTTCCGTCGCCCACTCAAACTTAATCGTCACCAGTTGCTGCAGCGGGATAACAAAGGGTATGACGTAGTTATCAGGCCAGTCGTTGATCGTGACAACGTTATTCCTCAGGTTCGGAGTGACAATTCCGCCCCCTGTCCATGCCCCTGAGGCAGTGGTATTTATGCCAATAGAGAAAGTGTGGGGGCTCAGTACGGTAATGGTAAGGTTGACGTTGTTGACGCCACTCATCCCTGTTACGCCGGTAATACGAATCACCTGGCCTGAGCTGAAACCATGAGTGATGTCAGTCGTGACAACCCCAGGGTTCGCATTGGTGATCCCGGTGACATTCAGGTCTGCACCCTTGAGCCTGCTGATGTCGCCAGCTGACTTATAAATGGCTCCGGCCATTTCATAGATATCGCCGCCACCGCACATCACAATCCAGGAACTACCGCTCTGAACTACGGAAACAAGACGAGCCTGAACATCACTCAGGTCGGTTAACTTCTGGCGGATAAAGCCGGGATATCCCTGCACAGTCGACATCTGAGCTTCCCAGACGCGCTCGCGAAACTCGAAGTTAGTTTCAGGCGCTCCACCAGGGGTGCCGGCAACCGGGTTGGTGCAAGTAAGGGTAATGTCAGACGGCAGACTGGTGAGGATCTGGTTAACAGAACCGACTGGAACGGCCCACGAACCGGTGTTTGTCGCAATGGCTGTTACCATCGAGCTGACGCCTGAAGACAGGACCACTGTCGCATCAGCGATCTGATATGTATAAGTGCCATCGCTGACCAGAAAACCCTGCGGTATGACGAATCCTGCTGGGCCGCTAAACATCACAGGAACGGTAGTCGCCCCCTCCGTTTTTTGTGCGCTTATTCCTGCCTGCTGCGCCAGGAGGTTCAGCATGTACATATTCGCTTTCAGCGGGCCTACGGAGTTTATGAGGTCGACGCGGATCTGATCGGCAATGAGCAGCGCGCCAACATCAGTACCTACGATATCCTCAATCAGGGAGCCGGGAAGGTCTGTCGTGATGCCCGGTGATAATTCAGTTGCTCTTGAAACAAGATCGGCGCGCAGTTCTTCGGATGTTTTCGGTACGGGCCCGGCTGCGTCATAGCTAACGGACAAATCACTCATACGTTCACCGTTGTGATAATTTTAGAACCGGCGTTCGTTATCGCCGAAATGTTGTATACAGGCGGGTCATCACTTACCAGGGCTATCTGCAGCGATGAGAAATACTGGCTAAATTGCCGTTGAAGCCTGTCGACATAGTAGGTAGGCAGCACCTGCTGAATGACCGAGCTCTGGGACGGGATGCCGTTGTTTGCAAAAAACGGTGACTCCTGCGGCGCCAGCTTCAGATTCTGAATCAGCGTCGTCAGATAGATGGAGTCGTTAAAGCCATTTTCATCCGGAACCACCAGCACCCACTTGCCATTTGCATCTCTTCCGTAGGTTCTCATTGCGTGATATTCCCGTTGAAAGTAGTGGTCGGAACGCCGGTGTTTGCACCGCCATTACCGTTTGAATGCAGATGATTATTCAACCATGAAACCAGGGCTGCCCACCCGGTATGCATAATCTCCGGGCTGGTGCTGGCGGTTGAGTCCTGCAACTTCCCGGCCATTCCCGTGATGCTCCACATGCCCTGTGTAAGGGTGAGAACCGTGCTACCGACAGTGACCTTAAATGAATTGACGGCCGCAATCGTCACGCTGTCTGGCGTTAGCAGAAACGTCGTGTTGCTGCCCTGATCACGAAGGGTTACACCCTCAGGCCCATAGACGGTGACAACGTTACCGTCCACGGCTTCCCATTCCGTATTACTAATCGGAAGGTATACCAGGGCGCTCAGGTTGGCTGGAGGCGTGAGGTCGGCAATACCACCTCCCTGCCCACTGACCCCGCCAAGATAGGTATCAGCGGGAATCACAATGCCCTTGTCCCCGGGCTGCATCGGATATCGAATGTACTGCGGGCCGAAGAGTGGGATCGTGACATTAGGGAAAACGTATGGCGTGTCGTGCAGCTCGAAAGCCACTGTGACCATATTGCCATTCTGCTCGACAATGCTCGCAGGAAGTATCTTCCCCGCCGCCTGGAACGCCTCTTCAAATTTCTGCTCTGCGAACCTGTTCATGTTCCGGCCGAAGTTTAGCTTCTGGTCAACGCTCATTTTGTCTTAACCGCCTCCGCCGGGTATGCCTCTATCACAGTTATCCATGCTTCAGCTGTTGGCTGCCTGCTGTTACCCAGCAACCGCACCGATTGAACGACGAATTCACCGTTAAAGGCAGAGTCGTCTCGAAACTGGGAGTAAGAAGAAGCCTGAATCATCGGCCTGGCCTTCTCCGGCATCAGGATATGGTCCCCAGTCTGCAGGTCAGCGCGCATAACGCAGATGACGCTGACAACGCCAAAACTGATCCACGTTGGCTGGCCGATCAGGTCATTGAATTTTATCTGGACAGGATTTTTACTCCTTTCCGTCGCGCTGGTTTTTGAATCCTGATCCGGGTGGTTGGCGTAGTCGTTATCCCATACCCGTATTTCGTTGCCGTTGACCACAGCTATTTCAACGCCCGTATAACCCGGGTCTTTTATGCGTGATAGCGAAAATTCCCGCAGGTTCCTTGCCAGTTCGGTGAGGGAGCCGCAAAACATCGGACGATCGTAATTCAGCGTCAGCCTGTCGCTGATGCTGATGTTTGGCGTAAATCCCCCCATCGTCATAAAACACTGGGTCAACGCAACGGAGAGCTTTTGCCCCATAGACCACGGCATAGTCACCTGGAGAGGAACAATTTGCCCGCGGGTAGTGGAGTTAACCGGCCCGGCAACAATAATGAAATCCAGCCTTAATTCGGTACCTTGCCAGTTTCCGAAGACCTGAAATATCGTGCCCTCTATGGCAAGCTTTTTATCCCATACCCCTGCCAGTGGCAGCCCTTTCGACATACCGGCAAAGATCTGTATTCTTTTCCCGTAAAGGTCCTGGCGGGCCTGCTGCATTTCCTTCGGTCCAATCCCCCAGACAGTAAGATGCGTTTCACCGGCAGGAGTGGACTCCCCGAAACGCATAATGTCGAACTCAACCATCAGCGCACCGGGGTTGTATACCCCGTTCTTAAGGCTGGAATACTGTCGTATTAAGGTATCACCATCAAAGATGTTGATTTCGTAATAGCGCATCAGCTTGTTACCTCAATCTGACCGTTTTTCTCACGCCAGATCATGGTTGTTGTGGTGAACACCCCAGCGATCAGATTTATTCCTCCGGAAGAGGACGAACCAACAATGGCGGTATTCAATACAGGGTTTCCGGCACTATTCGTAACCAGTAGATACCAGCGCTGCGCGGCGATGTTCCACTTTATCTGGCAGTTATAGACAGCCCCGTCCAGAACCGGCGAGAACGTCATGCTTTTTCTCTCAAGCCCGGTGAACGGATAGTTGACTGTACTCATATTCCGAATACCCCCTGCAGCTTGCCAATAACGCCAGTTACGGCCTCGGTTACTGAACCGCCGAGCGATGTATTGCCGAGCGCGCTGACGGTATTTGTCCATGCGCTGCTGTTGTTCTGGTCGCCACCATCAATCTTGCTTAGGAAACTGTTTACAGCCTGATCCGCAGCAGTCTCCGTGATAAGTGGCTGTTCGATATCCCATAACCATGATCTCTGCGGGAGTGGGTCACTACCGGTTGAGTTATCCTTAACAGTCTTCAGAATGCAGTTGTTATAGATGATTGACGGCGTGGCCACGATGTAAGTGCCGCCGAGGTTGGCATGCGCATGAAGCACCGCCTGCAGCGCGCTAAGCGTTACCAGTTTTGTCATTGCGCCTGTGTTCTCGTTAACAGGCGCGTCCATCATCAGGCTAACCCTCAATGGCTGAGCCAGAAGTGCATTGGCTGCGACAGTCTGGTTTGCGAACGGATAGCGTGCAATATCGTAATCGACCATTGTCGAACCCTGAACAGGGCGCCAGTGGCAAAAATATTTGTCCAGATCGGTAAGGTTTATTGCCCCGCCGATAAGCCCGGTCACGAAGCTCGCGCTCTGTGTGAGTGCCACTATTGGCAGCATGCCACCCGGGATAGCCTCCGCAACTCCATTGCAGAGGATAACCGGGGAGATTTCAAAACCAAGCCGATAAAGCTCACGAGTAAATGCCATAATCATCGAACTCCGAGTTGTGAACTGGAAACAACGGCATTCCCGCCTGTGTTGTTGTAAACGACCATTCCAGAGCCATTACCCTGAAGCCCTCTATCAACAAGCTGCTGCAGCAGTTGATTGGTCTTATTCGTGTTTTTGGCTACCTCAGAGTTATCACCGCCACCAGCAACAGCAGGAGCAGATTTTGAACCCTGCATCGCTGCGTACTGCTCGCGCAGCGTTCCGCTGGTGTTGCTGAATACCTGCATTACCGCATCTTCACTTACGCGGTTTCCGGCACCTTCTTTTGATGACATGCCCGATATCAACTTCGCAAGGGTTGACGGGTCATTGAGATTAAGCGCTTCTCGCGCACCAATGCCGGTGCTTTTCACCAGATGGCGAATATATGCTTCGGTATCATTCTCGTTCGATGGCGCCCATTTTTTGGCTATATCGCTGATGGTATTGATACCGCGCGTGCCGTAAATCTGGAGTTGTTTTGCAGACGCCAGAACACCTTCATCCAGTGTCGGGAATACTGCGAAATCACCGCTTTTGGTGTTGTGGGTACCATACCCTTCAGCCCAGCGAAGGTTGGTCGGGTTATTGAACCGATCGGCAATCGTTCTCCCCTTGGCAGTGACGTCTGCTGGCGTTGGGTCTACCGGTTTAACGTCACCACTGGAAAAGAATCGCTTAACACCTTTCAGCCAACCCCACACTCTCGGGTCATCTTCAGAGCCTGGTGTATAGGTCTTCCCTGTTTCGGGATCAGTAACTTTCTTATCGCTAAGAATTGAAGATCCTTCTTTCACATCAGCGACTGAAATGCTGGTTTTACCAACAACCCAGTCATAGACTTTCCCGATAAGCGCACCAAGCTTTTCGATGCCAGCCATGAAGCTGTCAACGTCCTTGGTAAACTCTGGCGATGCGAGATATTTCCCGAATCGCTCTATGCCGCCGGCCAGACCGTCAATCCACTTACCCAACTCCGGAGACTGCAGCACCGTATCAATGGCACCGGCCAGCGCGTCAGAAAGCTTGCTCAATTGCGGAGTAAGCGGACCAAGACCACGCACAAACGTGTTGCGTATGCTCTGCCCGCTGTAATCCAGTTGGACGTTGAAATCCTGCCACTGCCGCGCCTGCTGGTCGGTGATCTGCAGTAATTTCGCATCCTTCTGCGCTCGGCGTTCCATCGCATCGATTTCTTCATCGCTCATGTTTTTAAAGCGATTAAGGTCATCAAGGCTGAAGAAGTTCGTCAGGCCGTAGGCGTTTGCACCCTGTAGGGTGCTGCCATTTTTGACAAAGATGTCTCGTGCGTTGCGAATCAGCTGCGGCAGAAGTTTTGCCGGGTCCTGGTCGGGGTTGTTGATTCCCATGGCCTGGAACTGCCAGCGCTTTGACAGATCCATCTGGCTGTCGCGGATAGCGCCCAGCGTTCCCGTCGGATTGCCGAGCGCTTTCTGATAGTTAATGGCTGTGGAGTCCAGCGCGCCGATGCTCGTCCCGATCCCGAGGGAGGTGAATCGCTGCGACCCGGTCGTGGCCGCCAGCCGGTTAAGCCCGAAAAGACCGCCCACTCCCAGCACGCCAGTGAACAGGCCAACGATACCACCCCATGACAGCAGGCTTGTGGTGGCATCCCTGATGTGCCCAGCCAGCGATTTCGCGTCCTTCGTGGCATCACTCAAAAAACCCTTTGATGAACGAGTTTTCTTGTTGAAGTCTTCCTGACTTTTGTTTGCCCTGTCCAGGCTGTCGGTGAGCCGATCGAGGCCGCTGTTTATCGACAGAATGGCGCTGGCCCCCTCAGAGAATGCCTTAGCCAGAAGGTCTCCTTCTGCTTTCGCTTTGGCAGTCTCTTTGGTCGCATCCGTAGCGCCATGCGCCAGCCCGCGCCATGCTTCAGGGAGTTCCTCCAGTGCAGCCTGATATTCTTTGAACTTCTCCATAAATGAGACAAACTTGTCGTCATTTACGTCAATATCGACAATAGACTTAGCCACCATTGAAGGAACCCCTGTCTTTTAGCGCGGAAATGATGTAACGCTGGCGGTACTGTGCCGGGCTGGCGAAATCCTCGCCGGTTATCTCCCGGATTACTCGCCAGAATCCCTCATTAGACGCCCAGTCTAGGAGGGTATAAATGACGTTTCCTGCTGGGCATTCGGGGTCTGGGTATCGCCAGGAGGATTCGACGTCAGCAACGAATCGCGAAACGCCGTAACGCTCAATGATTCGAGTTGCCCACCGTACATACCGATCACTGACCCCACCGTCGGCGCAATCAGTTGAGCCTTCTGAATGGCAGAGGAAACCATAAAAAAAACCACCTCGCCTTCGACTTCGCGGTATTCATCAGGAGAAATGATCCCCTGTTTCATGGCCGCATCAAAAGAGGTTGTTTTCCATGCCCCGCCATCGTTCCAGATAACGGATGTAAGGCGTTGGATCTCGTCGACGATTGTCGGACCCTGCTGCCTGTTCTCAGCGTTCAGATCCTGTTCGCGCTTGAGCTTTTTGCGAAGCATCATTGCCGCAACGCGCGCCGCACCCAGGCCGCCTACCTGTGAGATAAAGTTAGTGAAGAGATTTCCCAGCAACAGGCAATGCTCCTCAACAACCTCATACGGGAACGGGGTCACATGCAGGTACACGATTGACCCGTCTTCCCGGGTGATGTTTGTTACCAGGTTGAGCTTTTTGTCAATTTTCACAATCAGACCCACATGTTGTCGTTAGTCAGGATATAACCGCTGATGGTCACCACGTACCCGGCATCCATACCGGTAAACGGCAATTCGTTGAAGTTCACCAGGTAAGCGTTAAGCACAGTGAAATTGCTGAGCGTGTTCGCATCCGGGGTAATCACTACCTCACCCAGCGCCGTGTCGGTGGCAAAACGATTTTTATAGCTGTCGCTCAACCCCTGGGTGCGCAGCAGATGAACAGTGACAGTCACCTGCTGATATGGCGCCTGGCTTCCCACGGTTCCGGTCATCGTCGGAAGGATGTCCGTCGCAGCGCCATCAGGGCGCATGCTGATCCCGTCCTTGCCAAGATAAGAGGCGGTGACGTTCAGCGCTGGCACGTCAGTTACCGACACTGCGCCGCGTACACGGTTGAGGAATCCCTGCGGTACTAATGGGTTTGCCATTTTTTACGCCCCTACAAAGTTGGTTACGTTCACGTTAAACGTGATGGATTCGAAGCCACGGCGTGGCGTCATCACGGCGCTAAGACCGTTATATTTGCCATCGGCGTAATCGGACGGATTAAGGCTGGTGTAGTTCGCGAACGGCACGGCGTTGATCACCGCGTTCCCGGCATACGCGCCTTTCTCGTATTCGGTATTGAAATCCTGCTGAGTCAGCCCGGTACCAATCACACGCCCCAGGATCAGACCGTAGCTGACGCCGTTGCGCATGGTTTTCAGCGCGCGGCGCTGCAGGCGGTCGATACCGTTCTGCTCGTAGTAAAGCGGGTTAACGGTGGTGTTGGAGCCATTGATAACCTCGTTAGCCAGATCGAGCTCGAGGTTGATTGCAGTCCAGGCCACGGAATACCAGTAGTTGAACGGGTTTCCGTCCAGCGTGTGACCGGCCACCAGCATTTTGTTGCTCAGACCACCTTCCGCGGCTGTGCCCACATAGTTAATGCTGTTGTCCTGGAGCTGCTTCAGCAGCGTGCCATTGCCTTCGACCGGGTATTCGGTAACGCCGTAGCCGAACCGGTACGCCATTGGCGGCACCATGTTTGACGATCCAGGGTCGTTTGCCAGAGAGGACTGGAAAGGGAACGCCATGGAAAACTCGCCATCCGGAATGCTTGTTGACTCCACGCCTGCAACCACAGATTTGTTTTTGGTGGCGACCCACGCCTGATAGGTAGCGATCGTGGTAGTAATGAAGAAGTACACCAGTGACGCAGGGCTGGTATAAAGGCCAGTCAGGGTCTTGAATGTTGCTTCGCCATCCCATTCACGCGGCACCAAGTACGAGAAGAATTTCTGGTAGGTATTACCCAACGAAATATCATCATCGATGAAGTCAGCCAGCGCAGCCACAGCAGCAGAAACAGACACATCCCCCAGCTCAAGAACATATACCGCGCGGGTGGTGCCCTGAGCCCAGAATGTAGTATTCATCTGGATGATTTCGTTTGCTGCAACGGTTTTTACTGTACCCATGACCGTTGCCGTGCCTGGGTCTGTAGCCAGCGGATAAGTAAAAGCTGTAGTCGTGGTAACGGTGCCTGTCACGGCACGGTTATATCCAGCCGGGGTAACGCCTGACACAACTAGTGGGATTGTGCCTCCGATGGTCCAGCCATGCGCCTCTGACAGCGTCACTGTCACAACGCCGGTATCCCACGCGATTGATGCGATAGTTTTCCCCGGGGATGTGATTGCTTTGAGATCGTCCTTGGTGGTGAGGAGTTGATATTCTCCTGCCGCCAGGGTCGTTCCGCCCATGGAGATCATCGCGCCGGATTTGAGCAGCTGAGAGGGCTTCGGTGGGTTGGTCACCGAGACGTTAATGTTAACAATTGCCATTTATTTATTTCTCCGGGTAAATGGACGGAATCGCTGACGTGATCAGCCTGCGCGCTACGTTCCGCATGCGCTGCTGGTAATAGTTGACTTTGAACTTGATGGTTTTTCTCATGGCGATGATGTTCAGCTCGTTCTGCGTGACGCGCTCGTCCTGAACAACCGGGATATTCATTACGCCCATTTCCGCGTCATCGCCAAGCGTGTACTGCTGAACATATCTCAGGAAATCCTCAACCCCGGCATTTCGCAGACCGGTGATGGAGATCGTTACATCCTCAGAAACCAGTTGATACTGGTTCTGCTGCTCATCGAGGTAGAAGCTACCGGCGATCGGTGCGGTATTGCTGCACTTCACCGTTGCGTACGGCGGAGACAGGTTCTGCGTCGACAGCATGGCCGGGAACATCGGCATGTACAGGCTCAGCGTCAGCCATACCGGCAATGAGCTCGAAACCACCACATCCGACAGGTCGATATCGTCGGCAGAGTTGATGATCTGCGAGCGCATGTAGGGAAATATTGCCTCCCCGGTATAGTGGTAGAGGTTGGCTGGTTCGTTCAGCCCGGTACGCCGGGAGAATGAAAACTGGATGCCAAAGAACTCGCCGATGTACAGGACGTCAGATCCGATGTCGTTGAACGGGTCGATGTCGGCCTGCGCGGTAAACGTCACGACGTTCCGGTCGTAGAGCTGCTCATCATCCTGGATTGTTTCGGTTGTGAGGTGCAGGTAGCCCTTAACATCAACCGTGTCTGGCTCGCTGCTGGGGTCGTCCGACAGAACAGAGGCCTTCACCCAGAACACGAAGCCATCGAGGGGCAGCACCTTGCGGATATATTTCGTAAACGTGACCACCTGAAAGCGACTCAGATCATCAAGACCCTGCGTCAACGTGGCGTTAAGCTCTGTTTTTGCAGTCTGCTGCAACTCACTCAGGGAAGGCATTCAGCACCCCGCTTACCCAGGCGCGCATCGCGGCCTGATAGGTTCCGGTATCAATGAATGACGGACGCGGTGGCCCTTTTTTATTCTTGAATCGCCTGGATATACCCTCCAGCGCGCGGCGGGTTGGAACGCCAGGCAATCCGTTCATTTCGGTGTTGTCGAGGAAGGCGACAAACAGGTCATGAATCCGTGACATCGACTCTGCCAGAGGGTCTTTTGCTGGCGGCGCACCGGCCATCATGTTCTCAAGCGATGCGGCCATGTCGTTCGCCATCAGGTCAGCGATGTCGTTGCTGTACCTGTCGAAAAACGTCTGCATGATCTGGTACTTTTCCTCCAGATATTCAGCGACGTCTCCGGTCGTGGTGTTCTCGTCCTCATACGGGACGTCAATCACCCCAAGATGGAACGTGATCATGACAGCCCCCACAGGCTTCCGAACTGCTGGGCAATCATCAGGTACCGGCGTCCCCATGGGTCCTGCAACATCTGCAGGTCAGCCAGCGACAGGTCTTTGAAGAAGTCAGGGACCAGGCGCTGAGCGCTGGTTGAGTTATCCCCAGCACCAGTAATCACACCAGCCTTGAAATTATTCAGGCCATACTCTTTCCTGAACTCGGCAAATACCGATTCGGTGCCGTAGTTGACCAGGAATGACGCGCCCAGGTTGTACACGGCAACGGTGTACAGATTCGGCGTGACGCACGAGATATCAGGGTTTACCCACTCAACCGCGCCGCCATACGCCAGTGTGAAAGACGGCGAGTCGTCGGGAACCTGCGCGGCGGTCACGCCCATGTCAGTTCGAACGAATTCGATGAATCCCGACAGGCTCGTTGTCATTTTTTCTTGCTCCCGGATTTCTCAGTCACGATTGTTTCGTTAACCGTCTGGGTGTCTTCGCTGTCTTCGCGGCCTTTCGCCTGTTCAGCGCTGACTTCCATCTCGCCGGAATATCCGGTGCCGCTTTCGCGCAGGGAACTATCCAGAGCCGCTACGGATGCCTGGCGGCGGCCGTGTGCGCCACGGGTCAGGTGAATATCGTTATCGCGGATTGCTTTTTCGATTACCGACGCTGATACAGGCTTGTTCAGGCTGTAGCACAGGCCGACAAACGCCTGGCTCTGGTCGATTTTCGTCGAGTCAACCAGACCGTAAACCTGGTGATGCTGCACCACTGCATCAACTTCTTCAGTTGTGCCATCCAGCACCATCATCTGATCGCCGTGGTTAATCGGGATCTGAATTAGGCGGCCGGTCTCGAGCTTGCGATAGGCGAAAATCTGGCGCTGCTTGGTGGTGTTAGCGATATAGAGTTTCATTGGTTACCCTCGTAAAAAAGCCCCTGCTGAGTTTCCCCGGCAGAGGCTTAACCACTTCAAAGAATGGATTAGGCGCTGTAATCCATGGACAGGATGGTGATTGCTTCCGGACGAACTGCCCAGCCTGCGGTTGAACGCATTTCGGACAGAACATCAATAGCACCACCAGCGATCGGTGTCGGAATTTCACGCGGCGCGGCCATGTCGGTAAACATCAGCGCGTTCGCGGCAAGAGACGGGGTCAGCTTGGCGAATTCGTTGGTGTTCACGGTCGAGTTGACCATTGGCACTTCTACCTCAGGGATAGTGATCACCACCGCGTCAGTACCGCCAGCGCCTGCGCCGATCAGGGTATCGTCATACACCCAGTCAACCTGGACGTTTGCGCCTTTCAGCACTTCTTTCACCGTGCCGCCGACGGTGTCAGTACCACCACCAGGACGCTGGTAAGAAGTCAGTTGAACGATCTGCTGAATCTCCATGGCGCCGAGGACGCGCTGCGGCCCCAAGATAACGACGCGCTGCTGGCGGCCCAGTTGCATGGTGCGGGTCAGTGCGGCCTGTACGTGACCCAGCAGATATACCGCCATCTGGCCGTGGTCATAGGTCAGCACAGTGGTGTTACCGTTGCTGTCCGGAGGCAGGGACTCGGTAGTAGCGCCAGCCGTGTTCAGCAGGCCTTCACCGCCGGCTGGGTTCATGCCGTACAGCAGAGCAGAGCGGAGCTGCTGGAAGATGCCCTGACGCATGCCCAGTCGCTGAGCTTCCGGCAGTGCAAAGTTCCAGTTACCGGCAGCGGCCATGTCATGGTGATCGTAGATACCACGGCAGCGGAACAGGTAGGTTGGGGTTGAAATCATCTTCGCATCCAGCGCCACGCTCGGCAGCTGGTTACCGTTACCGGACTGGCTGGAAGTGGTCTGGGTGCGAATGTCCAGGCGGCGCATGTAGACGTACTGATCGCCTACGCCGAGACGGACTTGCGGGTTACCGCTGGCGATGGTTTCAAACGCACCTGACGCCTGCTGGTAACCAATGATCATCTCCGGCGCGATATACGACGGATTGACGATGGTGTAGCTGGGGGTAATTGCAGCCATTTAATTCAGCTCCCGATTAAAGTAAGACCAGCGCGCAGCTGTCGGTGTTATTCCAGGTCAGGAAGCCCGTTGCGCTGTCATAGCTGACAGTCTTGGAGTTGCCTGATTCGATGGCGAGCACTTTTACCGGCAGCGTGATGTCGGAAATCGTAACTGCGCCAATGGTGCCCTGCGTGGTTGCAGCGCCGCCCGGTGCAGTTGCCGGTGCGTAGGTAAAGGTTGTTGCGTTCACGACTGACAGCACGACCATAGTGCCGTTATACGCAGCAGGCACAACGCCGCTGATTTTCACGTACTGACCAGCAGTCAGGCCATGAGCTGAAGCGGTTACGGCTGTCGCCACACCATTGGCATAGGTCACCGCGGTTGTCGCGATATCAGCGCCAGCGAAACCGGCAGCCGCCGCAGTTGTGATCTGATTGTTCACGAAGTCCCATGCCAGCGGAGTTTTCACCGACGCGCCGGAAGTGCCCAGCGCAACAACCTGCGCAGAAGCTTTCAGCGGAACGCGCATGTTGGAACCCAGGCGGTAGTAAGAAACGCTCATGCCTGATGCGTACAGCGGAACCGGTGACTGCGGAGTGGTCAGGCCGTTGTGAGCCTGGTTGAAGACGGTGAAACCTTCCAGCTCGGAGACAGACGCCGCTCGGCGGATAAACGAACCGCGAGGGCTTGAACTGGTACCAGGCAGAAGTTCAGCAACCGGCAGACCGCCCCAAAGTGGTTTGGTTTCCGTTGCCGCCACGGTGCCCGCCGCCAGATTGAAGCGGTTAGCCGGGTCATCCAGCGCCACGCCCTGAATATAACCGTCGGACTGCACACCGAAGGAGCCCAGCGCATTCGTGGTTGCCATCGGGTTAAGAGATAAGTTAGCCATGCTTGAGAGCTCCCGTTAAGCCTGGTTGTTGAAACTGGTGACCTGACGCTTGCCGGACTGGAACGGAGCCCAGGTGGCAGCAGGATCGCCTTCGAAGGTGCTGATCTGGCGACCGGTCGCATCAGCGCGTTTAATTTCGCGCAGCATGCCAGGGCCAACAGACAGGCTTGCCGATTTCTGCGCGTCGGCGTAGATCGTCTTCTCGGCCACGCTCAGCAGCGCTGAGTCAGCAATGGAGGACAGGTCGACGGATTTGAAGTCAGGCGAATGCTCCTGCAACTGGATCATCAGGCGGCGGCGATATGCCAGCGGCTTTTCACCAGACAGTGGCACCGGAGCGCGCTTGCCGAAGCAGGAAAACACGCTATCGGCCTTAACCTGTGCATCGGCGACTTCGTTGCGCTCTTCATCGCTCAACTCGGTTGGGATGCGGGAGCGCAGGTCGGCGATCTGCTGACGCAGTTCAGAATCAGCCTTTTCTTTCGCCATACGTTCTGCCTCTTCCGCGTCGGCCTTCTCTTTGGCTTCTGCGTCTGCTTTTTCTTTCGCGGCTTTCTCTTCCGCGTCAGCTTTGGCTTTCGCCTCTTCGGCCTCTTTTGCCTCAGCATCAGCCTTTTCTTTCTTGGCTGCTTCTTCGGCATCGGCCTTGGCTTTACGGTCTGCTTCTTCTGAGTCAGCCTTAGCCATGCGAGCATCCATACACTTATTGAATAGCTCTACGAATTTTTCCTCGTCCATCTTTTCAGCCTCGTTTGGAATGGAATCAGATTTAACACCAGTAGGGGCAAGGAGCTTGTCCCATACGCCCTGTTCACAAATTGCAACGTGGTCGAGCAATACCGGGGAACCTTCCACCAATAGAGGCTGACCGTCGATTTTGATGATTGAGTCCTGCATTTCGCTGAACGTGACGGTTGGCGAGGTACTCAGCTGCCGTGTCGCCATAATTTCGGCGGCTTCAGCGTCGTACACCCGGGCAATAGCCCAGACCTCGCCATTATCAGCAACCCAACTGTTCGTCAGGGTGCCGATAACACGCTTCGCAAATTCATCGCTATCGAGCTTGTTTTTCTCCGGGTGCAGCCAGATAAGCGGTACACCGGCAACTCGCTGGAGAAACTCTGGGGTGAGATAGTCGTCCGGGTTACGGAAGGCCATCTGTTGATCTGCGGAGCGCCAGGTAACCCCTGTTCCGGTTACCCGGATGGCGAACATCCACATGTTGATAAAGAATTGCGGGCTGCTTAGCGTCCCGTCAGCGATGAGCGCGGCCACTTCGGTCTCATTGAGCGCCTGCTGCGCCAGCATCTCAGCGAATGGCTGATGAAGCGGTTTGGGCATGTCGTCAATGTGGAACCATCCGGCGGCCAGCGATTCGTCGTTAAGCTTCGCCTCGAACCTCTCCGGCACCTCAGCGCGAAACGTCAGATAATCGCCGTATACGCTGTGTGGAGTGAGCGGGCCATCGTACTGATAACCCACCTCTTCCAGCACCTCGCGGCGCGCGGCATCAATAGCCAGCTCGCCCGGCTCTACCGTTCCGCCAGGCTGGCACCACGTGCCATCATCCGAGCGCTGGATCAGGAAGACGTACTTACCCTGACGGAACATTATCCCGCTGCCAAAAATAGCCACGTTTTAATGCTCCTATGCTGCTTTCTTCATCGACTCCATGAACTTCTGCCCCTTCTGGGTCAGCATGTATTCAGGAATGCTTCGGATGTTGTAGATGTAGGTCACGTAGCACTGACAAAAAACCTCTTCGCCTGGCTGAGTGATTTCGTCGAGATAACCGGCTGGCCCGGCTTTCACGTACCCGTTTTTTTGCGCCCAGCTCCCGCGAATCAGGTAATAAAGCTGATCGCGTTCCTTGTGGTCCTCGCGATAGTCATACCCAGGTCTCCGCCAGTGGCTGTGCCATATCGCTGCTATCGCGTTGTTGCTCGTTGCGATCACGTTATCGATATTGGCTATCAGTTTATGGTTCTGGTCGATCATCACCCGGCGCGCTTCATAGTCCACCTTCTCGGCGGCCTTCTGAATGTGGTCCGCCGTCTCCCGCATCGTTCCCTGGATACCGGTAAGCGCAATGCTGTCGGCTGAGGGTATGCTGCTGGCCCAGCCGCTAAACCGAGACAGCGTGGTATCGATGGCTTTTTTGCGGTTTAACTGGATAAGGTCTGCGCTGGCGAGGATCCGCCTGTCGAGTTCAGTCCGCAGCTTCGGTTCAAGGTAGTTGAGCGTAAACCGGGATATGCCCTGGTGGCGCTTCAGCGCGCCAGCGCGTCCCACCTGCAGGTCGTATGCTTTCGTCAGGTTGCGAGTGACCATCGACATATAGTCATCAGCGGTTTCGCTTTCGGCGGCCTGGCGGATAATCGCCTGCCAGCGCTCCAGCTCTTCCCGGGATGAGTAGCCGTTGCGGAGAAAGAACTTCACCGCTTCTCTCACTGTTCGGGTGAAAGTGTTCATAGCATCATCCCGCCGCCCGGCTCTTCAGCTTTCGGCGGCTCCGGCGGTGGGTTCTCTTTCAGCGAGTCGTAATCGAGGTTAAGCCGCTGAGGGAATAGGTTCTCGTTGGCATTGGCGTTTTCGCAGGCCCACTCGATAAGCGTCGCGCGGTTTTCAGGGTCAGCCGTGAGCTGCGGAAGCACCACTTCCAGCATGCTGACGATAGCCTTAAAGCGCGTTTCGTCGACCTTCACCTTCTCGCTTTCCGGCTCTTTCAGGGAGGACGGCCAGCGATATTCGAAGTTGTTTATCCAGCTCGCGAAATACACGCTGTAGGTGTTTTTCAGCTCCGGGAAGTCGGCACGCAGCGACTGGAAGAACTCAATACTCCAGGCGCGGTACTGGCACACGCGGATGAAGAACGCGTAAAGCTGATCCAGCCACTCGCGGATGTTGTCGATGTACACCGCCACGGCGCGGGCATCTTCAGTGCCTTCACCGAAGCCCTGAGCGAACGTCTCAGAGTTGAGGATGATCGCCGGCATGTCTGCGGCGGCGGCCACGTTCTCCAGGATGTGCTTACGCGCAGAGTCGAGAGGCTTTTCCAGGTTGCTCAGGTCGATTGACTCGATGTTGTCGAGCTCACCGATCTGCAGGACCTCCCCCGTCTTCCCGCGCTTCAGCATCATGCGCTTGATGCCGCTGAGCTTCTGCATCATGTTGTTGACGACGGAGCTTGGCCCCTTGATTTTCGTAACCAGCAGGCCGCCTTTCACCGCAACCATATCGTCGGTGCGCATGGTCTGGATGAAAGACTTCAGCGGGTAGAGCGCGCGCTGGTATACGCTGCGCCCGGTAAAGCCGAACGCCGCCGGGTTGTAGGCGAGGTAAATCGGATCCTCGTTCTGCACGACGACACAGCGTGATTTGTGATACGGCTTGCCCGCCACCCGAATGCCGTCGACTTTCTGGAAGTCCTGGGCGTTCGGGTCCTGATTCAATACGATGCTGCCCGCGGTGTTAAGCGGGTCCAGGATGTTAAAGCTGACGTTGTGCTTGTACAGCGTGCGGTAGTCCAGCGATTCGTTCGGCTCCTGGTTATCCACCAGCATGGCGATCGCAGATACGCCGTAAATACGGGCGATGCGCGCCGCGTTGGCGATGTGCTGGTTCGCACCCATCGCTTTCCATTCGCGCTCGAACGCGTCACGCAGGCGCTGTTCAAGCCCATAGGACTGGGCAACATGCACGGTGCGCGGCTCATTCATCGCCATTTTGATCGGGCGATCTACCATCTTGCCGCCCAGCGGGTGGTAAAGGTAAACCGTTTTGCAGGTCTGATAGCCAGCCGTTGACCCGGGCTGGATGTCGTCGCTGTCCAGCAATGCCATCAACTCTGAGTGAGAGCAGCTGCCGATTTCGAAATCGTCTTCGTTCATTGGTTCTCTCGTCAGATTGCGTCGCCGCTGCCGAAGGCGATGATCAGCCCGTAGGTGTAATCATCGAGCAGGTCATCGGCGCGCTTATGCGCTTTCTTGTCGGCAAGGTGGAATCGGGAAACCTGCTTGTGCAGATGGTTTGCTGTTTCGCCCTTGAAGACGGCTGTCTTCTCGTAGGCGTGTCGGGATATTTTCGCCAGGCCGCGGTAGTGATAACCGGAGGCCATAATGGCGCGCTCGTCCTTTCCTTTGCTGGTCAGGGCGGATTCAATTTTGTTGACCGGCCATCCCAGGCTTTCTCCTTTCTGCAGGAGGATGCTGCCCATGCTGGCGTCTTCGATGAACACGCCCAGGCTGCCGTTGATGGCAACGCACTGGCCGGAAAGCTCGCTGAGGCGGTCGAACACCGACGGCATCCACGTTTCCAGCAGCGCGCCGTCAATCTGCACGACATCCCAGTCCAGAATGGTGAGGCGCTGAATGCCGGGCCGGGTGTCGACGGCGTAATACATCACCGCCGTGCCGTCATGCTCTGAACCACCTTTGACAGCGGTATCCATGACAGCGAAGACGGCCTGGCACATTTCAGGGTAATCGACAGGCTGATCCTGATTCTCACCCTCGAACCATTTGCGGACGTCGAACAGCGAAGCGGCGGACCAGTCGACGAACTCGGCCAGAAACTCCTGGCGGAACACGCGCGGGTCGTTGTTGGCCCTCTCCTTCTCCAGTTCTTCCGTCGGAACAAACGGGTTTGAGGATGTCGGCGCGTGATGCTCGATAAAGCCAAGGTTCTTGTCGTGGCAGATGGCGTAGAAGAAGTTCTCTTCGTCCACCCCGTCCGGCGTTGAAAATACGTAGGCCCGGCCTTTCGTCGTCAGCAGCGTTGGCTTAATCGACTTCGGCCAGATCTCCCTCAGCATCTCCGGCGACTTAGTAAATGCCGCCTCGTCTATCAGGATGATTTCGTACTCACGACCACGACCAGCCAGTTTGTTGTCGTTGGTGACCCAGAAGTCGATCTTTCCGCCGTTCTTCAGCAGCAGGCGCTTCTCCTGACGGCTAAAGCTTTTCTTCAGCGGCAGCAGGATTTCTTCTAGCTTGTCGTAGATCTCCTGATACTGGCGATACTCAGCGGTGAAGATACCGACGCGCCCGCCGAGTTCAACGTCCATGCCCGGGCGTTTAAACGGTGCTGTTGCGTAAGTAACCGCGGCACTGGACAGCATGAAGGTCTTACCCCATCGGCGGCCACACCGGACAGCATGCAGCTGACCATCCCAGGAATCAGACCAGACCTTTAACTGCCCGTCATGCAGCGTCGGGAGGTAAATGTCGGCCATATCATCTTCCTGGTATCGGCAGGGTGTTGTGAACGACGATCGCGTTGTCGCTGTCGCCGTCCTTCATGATGTCGATTTCCATTTCCACTTTTTCAGTGGCGCGTTCGCGATAAGCAGCATCCACACGAAGCTTCTCTATCGAGCCTTTGGTGTATTCCAGCGACTCGATGCGCTGCGTGTTGCGGTGCATGGCTTTTTGCGCAGATGAAATTAGCTCGTGAAGATTATTGGCGGTATCGCCATCAGCTATTTCAAGCTCAGTCTGCCAGCGGCCAATATTTTCAGCAGCGGTAAGGTTCGCCGCACGCAACCAGAAAAGCTCATCATCAAGAGTGAGCGCCTGAGCATCCTCGGTAATGGCATCAGATAGAAGCATTCGGCGTCCATAGCCACCATGCTTCAATGCGTTCTGATTTCCGGGTCTGGAATTATAATGAGCGCGTTTCGTTTCTGGTGAGTTTGATGGTTTTGCGACTTCGCAGTTATCCACTAAGCCCGCTGGTGGCTTACTCTTTGCCACTTTCTCCTTTTGCGAATTCGCAGTTTTATTCGCACTTTTCTTTTGCGAATTCGCACTACCATTCGCAATTTTGATATAGCGCTTTGCAGTCGAGTAATTCAGTCCCTGCGCTTCGCACCATTCTTTGGGGGAAATGCCGGTTTTGGCATGTTCGGACAGGAACCGTTGCTGAAGCTCGCCCCAGTCCGGTTTTGCCATTCTTTCCATTCCTGTTTCAGATAACCATTATCAAGCCCACCAGCGGATGAGCTTTGTAATGGTTAACAGTCAGCGTCTGGACGGGCTACGGCACGACATGCCCACATGCAGGCTTCCTGCATTTTGGTGCGCGCAATGGCGAGACAGCGGGCAGCTTCGTGTGCTTCAGCTGAGTGGTTGCCGGTAGCAGATAACTCATCGTTGACATGCTCACGCTCTGTATCAAGTAAATTACAGAAGTGTCGGCTGACACCCTTCAGGCGATTCATGCGCTCAATATCACCAGGCGTTAAGGTTCGATAGCCTTTAACGGTGGTGCCATCCTGCGGTTTAGCTTCGCTCATAGTTTTTTCTCAGTTGGTTTCTGGTTGTTCGCCTGCCACGCTTTTTTAAAAGCTTACTGGCGCTCTTTTTCAATCTGCCGTAAGCAATCCCAGATTGCGCCACCGGGCTGAATATTCTTCTTCAGTTCCTCGGACACAACATCTGAAATCGCTTTTTTCATTTCATGGGATAGCTTCAGGTTGGTCTTAATTGCATCACTGACGCAAACGTTAATGGCATAACCTTTTCGTGGGTCGGTCTCAATACGGCCAAACTGAATATTTACAGAGCCACCAATGTAACCACCAGCAGGAACACCAAAGCGCGTATCTGCCAAGTGCTTAATGGCAAACTCCTGCCCTTCAGCGGTCAGGAAGGTGAAATAGTTTTCCTTTTGATACTCCGTCGCGGTATGGCGTGTTTCAGCGAACCCCAGTTCCCGAAGCTCAGCAGCACCAGATTTAGCTGGCAGGTCACCAGACTGAAGCGCGCCACGGAAAAATAGCGCATAAAGAACATCCGTCGCAGCGCCGGACAACGTAATGATTTTCTGACCCATGATTTATTTCCTTTTAGGCGTGAGCCTGTCGCACGGCAAAGCCGCCGAAAGTTAACGGTTTGCCCAGGCTCACAGCTGAAAGACTTTCTTCAATGTGCGCGTGCGATGCGCATAAAAAAGCCCCGCTATTGCGAGGCTCTTGATGATTCGATTTTCCTGATTGCTGCCTTATCCAGATTGCACTTCCCCAGCGCCGTGTAGAGCTGAGCGTTTAACTCGAGACTTGCCTGCCATGTGAACGGAACCACCATTCCGGGGATCGGTGTGTCTGCGGTCAGGTCAGCGCTTATCGGCACCACCGGGGCCGGAACGTAAACTGTCTGCGTATTCCCGCAGGCTGTCAGCAGCGGCAGAAGGAACAAGCTGGTTAGCGCACGGATCGCCTTCAAGCGCCTGCCTGATGTAGACAATGCGCGTCTCGCCTTTTTTGGCCAGTTCGTTCTTTGCATTCTGGGTGGCCTGTGAAATGTCACGGATGAGGTTCATCGTGGTGATCACGTTGCTGGTGATCGCCTCCGATGTGTCTGCCCTGACCGTCGCCTTATCGCGCTGGTCTTTGTAGGTGATGGCGTTGTCGCGGTAGTGGTTTACGAAGAACGCCAGCACACCGATTAACGCCACCACCAGCAGCTGCAGCCAGTAACGCTTAACCAGCGCGCCAATCATGACAGGAACAGAGCGCGCTCCGCCTCCCGGCGACGGGTGAGTCCATTCAGGACTTTGCCGCCAGCTTTGTTCCAGCGCAGGAACTCATCGGCAGCGCCAGCGTAATTACCGGCGTTGAGTTTTCGCAGAAGGGTCGATGTCGACAGTGACCTGGCGCCGAGGTTGTACGCGAACGACACCAGGGCGTCGAATTGCCCCTGAGTCAGGCCAACTTTGACCAGGCGGGACACATCGCTTTCGTAGCTGACCAGTCCAGTCTTCAGCAGACGCTCTGCCGTTTCCTGCTTAATCGTCATCCCGGCGCGGATTGGTTTACCGTCGACAGGCTGAGTCCATCCGTATCCGATCGTCCACACTCCGACGCTGTCCTGGTAGGCGGTGAGCTTGCAACCTTCGAACTGTTTGATCAGGGCAATGCCTTTCTCACTGGTTTGCATTCTTCATCCCCGTCAGGCGTTCCCAGAAGTACGTCAGCGCCACGGAGCCCATCGCTCCGCTAATGCCAGACGTAACCAGAATCATGTAAAGGCTCAGCCCACTTTCCACGCTGATCAGGCCACCAATAAGACCGGTAAAGCCGGACACTGCAATTTGCGCCAGCGCGTTGATCCAGCTCCAGGTGGCTTTGTTCTGCTTAACGTCAATAAGGTATCGGACCAGGCCGCCCCAGCATGACAGAGCAAGGACAATCAGCCATGACACTCCGGCAATGCTTTCTTTATCTTGCATACGTTTAGCCATATCACCTCCGAAAGAACGGGGTGCTGTTTGTAGTAAGGGATCAGGCCCTCGGGACGATTTAACAAGTAGGCGTGTCGATGATGGTTCCCGGAGCCTGAAAATAAAAAAGCCAGCGACAGGCTGGCAATGTGAGGGTAAGGCAATGTTGGCTCTCTGGCCGAAGGGTCCCAGGTAGTGGGTTCGGTGTGCGGCGTACCGCAAATAAAAAAGCCCAAGGCGTTAACCTCGGGCTTGAATTCTTAAGTTCGTGTCGAAGTGACCACTCTTACCATGATATTCAGGATTTTACGTACGTAAAGTATTTAGTTGATTACGAACTCTGCTTTAGAACCACGAAAGGAGATGGTTTTACTCCCCGCCCGGCGGCAAGCGTCAGCTATAGCCTTCATTCCATACTCAACATTAGCCAGATGGCTTCGCATCGCTACGATTTCAGCCTTGGGTGCAGATACATCAAATCCCGCCGCCTCAAGAATATTAATCAAGCGAATAGCTGATGATGTTGAATTATCACCACATAACATCGGCATAGTGACATCAAGGGCAGGAGCGCACTTTGAATTGCCGAACGACAGATTACCGCTGCGTACCACTGGATTATTGTCGATCCACCACTGGAGGGGCAGGTTAACGTCAAGATTCGGCGCAGGAAGCGACTCCTGCTTTCCGATGAACTCCCCTTCCAACGGCACTCGAGCCGCAATAGAAAGCGCCTCAGTAAACTGGTCTTCGCTGATTTCCTTGTAGCTGCAACCAAAATGGGATTTAAGTGACGACCACATTGTGATCATCGCTTTGGCCTGGCATTCTTTCGGCAACGCTTTACCGCGAGTCATTACCAGTTGCTTAATGGCTTCCTGCTGCTCGGAGGTGATTTTTCCGGGTAGTGATTTTTTAGCCTTGCGCGGGTTCTTAACCTCGCCTTTCGTCCAGTACTCGTAAAGCACATCGTCGCACTCTTCCTGATAGCGAATGACGTTATCGCGGATTTCCGGGCGGACCTTGTTCGGACTAATACTGTTCAGCCAAGCAGCTAGCTTGCGTAACGCCAGGCAAATCATAGATTGCATCCCGCCAGCCGAAGGTATGGTGATTTCGACCATACCTTTTGCAAAGCGTTGAGAAATCTTCTTATGTTGCGATTTCCAGTCCAACCCCATACCCTCCACAATTGGCTTCATCGGGGTATAAGCCTCACCGTTGTGCTCAACAACGAAAAGAGAATTACCATAGAAAGGCACGTTGATTGTGCGATCTGCAATTGCTAAACTTGTCATGTCAATATTTCCCAATCAGATTTGTTGATATCGAAGCCTCAATGGTTGCAGCCATTGGGGCTTCGCTGTTTTTACAGCGCATGTTGCATTTTCTCTCTGTACTTTAGCCACCAAACCAATCCTTGGACCAAGGCTGCATTTTCTGAAAGCCCCTCCTCATCGGCTATGCGTTTAAACTCCTCTTTCAACTTCTGCGGATAACGCAGGGTCGTCTTTACTTCACTCTTTTCCACTCTTATCTCCTTAGGGGCCATAATGCCACCACAAGGCCATAATGCCACCATTGAAATGATATGGCAATATGGCACCATTGTTTTTTTGAGGGATTTGCAATGGCCGAAAAACAAGTAAAAGATTACGACAAGTTCAACCTACGCTTCCCGGATGGGATGCGTGACGCTATAGCTGAGCGGGCCAAGCGCAATGGCAGGTCGATGAACTCTGAAATTGTGCAGATACTTCAAGAAACGCTGGATACCGATAAGGCTGTTTCTGAAAGCGACCTTGTTGATTTCGACTCAACTCAAGCCGCTTTTAATGCCGCATCGACAGTAGAAGAGAAAGAGCAGTTCCTAAGTGACCTTGCGAAAAAGGATCCGTTCACGGCAGACATTCTTCGCGAGGGAGAAGAGCACGCGAGGCGGCTTGCTGAGATACTTGGTCGCCGCATGGGATATTTGGACCATAAATAACAAAAAGCCCACCTGAGTGGGCAATCTGCTCATGCTGCCGGAAAAATCCTTACCTCTCTGTCCATTTCCAGCCTGATTTCCAGCGCCATAAGAAGGCCATCAACGATCCCTTCTGCATTTGATAGCTTTTTGCCTATATGCCCGTCAGAGCAATGATGCGCATTCGCCAGTTGCATGAATGTTTTGCCGAATACGTAGTAATCGAAAAGCAGGTCGTGAGCAACAGGATGCTTTGACCTTAGCCCTGCCATGAGGTTTGAGATAATCAGACCATCCTCATCACAGCACTGGAGGCGAGTGCGCACCTTCGACGGTATGAGTCCAGAGAAACCTGCTGCAATCGGCGGCCAGTAAACATCCTCGCTGTTATCGGCAGCCCACGCCCCCCAACGTTCTAAAACTTGCTGAATGTTTCTCATGCGGCTTCCTTATGTGGCTGGTTGGTTTTGGTCTGGCTGTGCTTTGCTACTGGCGACAGGTAGGCGCGCTTAACGCTTTCGGCCTGGTAGCGTTCAACATCGACCCTGGTCATACATCTATCCCCCACCGTTTCCACGCTGCCTTTGTTCTGGCTTTAGTTCTCATGGCGAACCGATGGGCCTTTATGGCTTTACTGGCTGAATAATTGGCATACACCCAAAGAATTCGGAATGCCGCGCATATCCATACGGCGCCAAACAGAATGCAACTAATCAGACCAATAAACGCGAGGATATGAATTGTTAATTCAGACGGTGTCATGCTGCCTCCCGCTGTTTCAGCGCGCGAAGATCTGCCCGAGCTTTAGCGCGGATGCCGTCCAACTCTTCACGGGTGTATCGGTGGGTTTCGTTGTTGGATTCCAGCGCCAGCACGCGTTCTTCGCCGATCAGCTCGACCAGCGCGGAGCGGTACGCCTCAATGTTCCCGGATTTGTGAACGTTGCAGGCGGAGCACTGGAGCCAGATATTGTCCGGGTTAAATCGAAGCTGTGGCGCGGCGGCCGTGGTACGGTAATGACCGGCATGCCAGGCGAAAGCAGCCTTGGTTCCGCAGGAGATGCAGCCGTGCCCGGCGGCCAGCAGCATTTCGCGACGCCAGTCATTGAAGGCACGCTGAGTCATCTGCACCCAATGACGGATAGGTTTGAGCTCGCTGCGTCGTGCTGCGCGCCGTTGGCGACCTGCCTTCTCTTCGGTGCGCTGACGCTGCGATTCCTTCTGCTTAGCGGCTTCACGGGCTTTTGCGGTCTGTTCTTTGCCGATCGCGCTGGCGCACTCGAAGCTGCAAACTATCTGCCCCTCGCGTTGCGGGTGGAACCACTGGCGACAGGATTTATGGGCGCACTTGCGGCGCGGTAACTTAGCCATGCGTCCTCCGTGCCGCGAGGCGCAGCCATTTCTGATCCACCAGGCGGGCGGTGTAGTCTTTCAGGGTCGGGATGTCGGACGGCTTAACCGCGGGCTTAGGCTTGCGGCGCGCCGGAACGCGGAAGATTTCGTTTGTGATGACGCGGGAAAGTGGGCTACTCATTGCGCTCACCCCAGCGTTTAGCCCATTCAATTTCAAGGCGAGATTTTTCGCTGAACTTGACGTTCTGCTGAGTGCCAAACCAGTAGATAGCCTCAATGACTTCGACCATCTGGCGGACAGTCATCTTACTGGTGCGCTGACCGAACATCACAACGCCACCATCAAGGCCGGGTGCCATGCGCTGCTCTTGCTTTTTGGACTTGGCGACCATAGCGGTGATCAGGTCTTTCCAGTCGTCTGAATCGTACTTATTGCCAAACCACGTAACCTGGTCGGAGAGGTCTTTAAGCAGCGGCCACATTTTTTTGTTCTGATCGAGGGTGCGGGTCATTTCCTTGATATCGAGAACCAACGGGCGCTTGGCATCCACCGGTAGCTCCCGGATGAAGTTGATAGCGTTTTGCTTGATGGCGTCGTTGACGAGGTGGAATTGCTGCTTCATACGCCACCTCCGAGAGGTAACGCAGAATGCAGAAAATCGCAGGTGCATTTCTGCATCTGTGACAAGGTGAGGAGTTCAGATTGTGGTCGCATTTAAGTCCCCTTAAATGCGCAGAAGTCGCAACCGGGTGTTCAGGCCGACTGCGACTTAATTATACATCACTTTTGAAAAATGATTATCAAGAATCACTCTAACTTCGGCGCTGCGGCTATCATCGCTGCCCAGCACAATTTTGCCCGATGCGCCGCCTGCTGACATCCGCTCATGGCGTCGTATGCTTCCCATACCTCCGCATCGCTAAAGAACTCGTATGGCTCAGACTCAAAACCTTCGACGATCATGTGTTCTGTAGGCTCAACCGGCACCAGTTTCCAACCATCCGGAATCACCGGAGAGTTGCAATCGGCTAACTTCCTGTTCAGCTCCAAAGCCACCATAGCGATGGTCGATGTAGTCAGTGAATGCATGTGTGGATTGCTTGCCACAGCCTCCAGCCACACGACATCGTTGAGGCGGTCGAAGTCGAAATCATCTGGCAACTTGTAAGCCGTCGTTACAGGTTCAACCATATTGTTGGAGTCACCGGAATGGTCAACCATAGCGAGCTTATCCTCGGTATGGTTGGTTATCGCTTCCTGAAAGCGTTCAAGCTCCACGTACTCCTGGCATGACCAACCGCCATCAATAAAATCGCGAGCTTCAACAGCGTCGAAAGTGAACGATGTTTCACCGCCAGTTGGTGAGGTTAAGCCGTACAGGTCTGCTACCGGCTTAAACAGCATAGCTGGTATGGTACCCTCATCAGCGAGGGTACCATCAGCACCCTGAAGCATGGCGGCGCGGCGCAACTTAGCAGGAATGTCAGCCCAAACCCCGGCACAATACCTGTCTTTGTTACTGAGCAGGTCTTCTATCGCAGATGCTGCCATGTGAAGCAAGTCTTCATCAGGCACAGATACCGGCGCTGGCGGGGCGGCGCGATACAGAAGCACATCACCCATCTCTGTTCTGGATGCTGGCCATACGTCTGCATCGGAGCCAGATTTGAGATAATCAAGATTGGACTGGTCGATGACGCACACCGGCTCCGTTTCGAGCGATGCCAGCGCGATACGCGCCAGCTCCACTACATCATCGTGCGTATAGCACTTCTCACCGCTGGCGATACCAGCAACGCGTTCTTTGGTAATAGTGCTCATGGGTTAGTCCTTCCGGTCAGGCGCTCGCGGAGCGTTAACTTGCGTGGCAATCTTTCGTGGTCAGCAATCTCAACTACAGTGCAGGCGCATGAGCAGAAAGTGCTTTCTCGTTTATGCTTCAACAGCACCGCTTCATCGTGGGCCGATTCCTTGTCCGTTGCGCTAAGTTCATGCACGTCAAAGCCCTTGCTGTCGACGAACCACCCGTGAATCACTGCGATATAACGAGCCATATCACTCTCCTTTACCGGCTGCGGCGTTAACGCGAACAACCTCAGCAAGACAGGCGTTCCAGGTGTCGCGAAACGTTGTGGCTATCAGCCATTTTTCATAACCATCCAGACAAGATGCCAGGTTATCTGGAGCCTTTGGCGGCAGCAGTACCTGCCGCGCCTCCAGCTCAGCAATCCGCTTCTCTGCGGCTTCCAGCTCATCCAGCAGCGCGTTAGCCTCATCCTCTTTCAGCACCACTGTGTCAAAGCTTTCGGTTTGCTTTTTGATTTTTGCAATCAGTGCCTGTTTGTCGATGTTGCTCATTTGGCGGCCTCCTTGCGAATCTGCTCCCTGAACAAGCGGGCTGAGACGATGATGTCTCTGATGCGTACTGATTTTTCGTCGAACTGCTCACCACCGTTTTTAATATGCGCATCCAGTTCCGCACTGTGATGCCGAATGAAAGCGTTGAGGTCATGCGCACGCACTTCAGCCAGGAAGGCGTCCGTAGCAGGAGTTTCGCGTTTCGATGGCAGGTATGTGCCAGGATGTTTCAGGTCGTACACTTCCCCAGCCAGCGCCGCGAATGTGGTTTCAACCACATTAAGCAGGGTCGTAACTTCCGCGGGCGACATGTGCTCACCGCAGTCGGCATTCATCCTGGCGTTTTTAATCAGATCTTCGTATTTGTTGCTCATACCCCTACCCTCCACCAAACCATCAATACCCTTCTCATCGCCGGACTGTTGCGGCACTCCTGGCAGATCACGTTCGTCTCTGTACGCTGCACCAGCTTCGAATTCCCCTTCGGCATGGCCGGTATGGTTTCCGGTGCGTATTTCATGCCGTAGCTGGTCAGACGATACAGCCGCTGGCCGTGCTTGCCTTCGAACTCGATCAGGCCGTCTGCAAACAACGTACTTAACGGGCCGGAAATCTTTTTGGTGGTCATGCCGATCATGGTGGCAATGCGAGCACTATTCAGGCCCGGGTTATTACGCAGGGCTGCCAACACCTGCTCACGAATTGTTATGGTCATTGGATAAGCCCTCTCTCTTTCCCGCGCTGATACTCTTCCCAAAGCCATTGGGCCGGGGTGAGGGCGCCGAGAGTCGCCGCATTTGGCATGCACCCGAAGCTTTTTCCTTCCGGGTGATAACCGGCCTGACGGCTCACGTGATTTGTCGGGATCACTTCATCAGAACTCTCGAGCGCCAGGACGGGAGATGGTACTTTTTCCCCACCAGCAACTTTCAGCGCCCATTCCTCAAGTTTTTTTGACGCGTATTTTTCAGTTTCCGCCTCGCTCAGTTGACGCTGGTACATCGCTCTGCGCGTATCGGTCACAATCCAGTACATGACGTCATGAGACCACGGGAAAGCTTCTGCTCCGCCGGTATGCAGCCCTTTTTCGCGGCTATACCGATGGAACTCATTCATCACATCAGACAGGCCAATGCCAAGAACCGTGCCGCTATCCTTGCACCATTTGATGAATTGCCCCGGCGACGGCCAGAAAGGTGATTCACTGGCGCGCGCATGACGTACACCAGCGGAAAGTTGCTCGCGGGTGCGGATCCCATTCTCTGAAAACGCTGCGATCCACTGACGCTTTGCCGTTTTCTCGTCTGCGTCAGTTTTCAGGTTTGTCTGCGTAGACGCAGGGAAAATCTGCTTCAGCTGCCGAAATAGAGAATCAACAAGCCCCTCAGCCTCAGGGTTGATAACCTTCTGCTGGTCGGTACTTCCGTTCGCCATTCTGGAAAGTAGCGCGCCATCACGGCCGTTAACGGCTTGCATAATCTGATTGTTCACAGGAAGTCCTCCCATCCCTCACGGCTGTTCCAGTGAGGCGTTTCCTGCTCGGCACGACTACGCTTAGCCAGCGGGTTAACCCTGGCATTCCGGATCCAGACTCTGAAAGCCGAATTCCAGTCGATTAGCTGCGTGCCGCGGGAAAGGTGATAGTCCCGGAAGTTCAGCAGCTCAGTTTCAATGCTCACCCCCTTCTCGGCAGCCATAGCAATGTGATCTGCCGACGGCTTAAACAGGGGCGGGAATGGAATCTCACCGTTTGGTGAAATCCCGATCCGCCGCTTAGCAGCTTCGCTCATAAAACCATCGCGCCCAGAGAGAGAGTTAGGTTCAGTGACTGGTTCAAAAGAGTGACTGGTTCTGGTGCCATCTGGTGGCATAGGGGGTGTGCCATCAGATGGCATAGGGTGTGCTTCGTCATGGCATACCCCTGTGCCATTTAATGGCATAGGGGTGGCATCTAATTTGAGGTAATACACATTTGACGTGTTACCTTTTCCGTTGTTGACGCCGACACGGTTCTCACGCTTGATAAGACCCATTTCTTCAAGCGCATCAATATGGTTACGAACAGCCGTTCGGCTGCATTCGCATTGGTCGGCGATGTGTTGATACGAAGGCCAGCATTCGCCTTTGTCGTTGGCGTTATCAGCCAGCTTAATCAGGACGAGCTTACGCAGTGAGTTTCCCACTTTGACCCCCATTGCTTTCGCCATAAGTGACATGCTCACGTGCTACCTCCGGTTTGTTTACTCTCTTCGATTTACTTGGCATAATTGCCTCGCAATTGACTGACGTTTATTGCACCTGAAAGCCGTTGGTGTTAGCGCACCGCGGCTTTCGCCCTTTCTGCGTTCATGCTTCAAAATCTCCCTTCGCTCCATCCCGGTTAGAAATCAGGATGGCCAGCAGCAGCGACATGTTCGGGACAAGGTTCTCCCGCCACCGGCTTACGGTTGATTTGTTGATGCCAGCTACTTCGGCTATCCGGGCGGTACCCAGATCAGCAATTTGACGCTGCACCCAACTCTCAATTCGTCGTGCCTCCGCTTTGTTGCGTGTCGTTAAGGTTTCCATTTGCGATACTTCCTCTCATGTAATTGGTTATGGCCGCCGTTAAGCGGCATGGTTCTCTGGGTGTGGAAACAGGTCGGGAAGATCAGGTCGAATTTCGTGCGCCTTAATCTCGCCACCAGTAGCGTTTACGATGGCTGTTACTTTTTCCGGAGATACGGAACCACCGTTAAGCCACTTGTGAACCGCTGGCTGGCTAACGCCGCAAATATCTGCGAGTCGCTTCTGGCTGCCAACGATTTCTAAAGCTCGTTGAATAACTTTGTTCATGGATTTTACCTATCCGATTACTGGATTAATGAAAAGATAACCCAAGTTATGGGTATTGTCCATAACCTTTGTTATTTTACTCTACATAACCTCGGTTATATATTGATAAGATGAAAACATTTGCAGAACGACTGAACGCGGCTATGTCGGCCGCTGACATATCTCAAGGACAGTTGGCTGATAAAGTCGGTATATCCCAGCCTGCAATTCAAAAGATGACGTCAGGTAAAACGAGCGGCAGCCGTAAGATGGTCGAGCTAGCTCATGCTCTGGGTGTAAGACCGGAATGGCTTAGTTCTGGAGTGGGGGAAATGCGGATTGATGGTAATGTGCCATCGGCGGCCCAACCTGTCTCGGAAACAATTGATGTCTTTCGGGTTGATGTTTTAGACCTGAAAGTAAGCGCTGGTCCGGGGTCTTTTATGATTTCTGAATTTGTTGAGGTCCTGCATGCTATTGAGTTCACAACTGAGCATGCCAGATCTCTTTTCGGGAACCGCACTCAAAATGATGTGAAGGTGATGACCGTAGACGGTGACAGCATGTGCCCAACGATTCAGTCGGGAGATCGCCTGTTCTTTGACGTTTCGGTGAGGAACTTCAAGGTTGACGGAGTATACGCATTTGTCTTCGGGCAGCACTTCCATGTCAAGCGCCTGCAGATGCAGGGCCTGCAGTTAGCCGTGCTTTCAGATAATCCGGCTTACAAAGATTGGTATGTGACAGAAGAAAATCAGGACCAGCTCTACATCATGGGCAAAGCGCTTATTCACGAATCGATAGCTTACAACAAACTGTAGCAGTGGCCGGAAGAGACTTTTGGATAGAGACGAAGATGCGGCTGGTCTGATCGGCAAGGTGTTTTGGTCGGCGCATAGTTGGTGATTGGCTATGATTTGTAATTTCGATGGCGGCAAATCAAGCTAAAGCTTAGAATGAAGGTATGAAAATGATTACAGGAATCGAAGCGCTAGCTTTACAGGCTACAGATATCCTTGCAGCTTCCAGGGCGGCGCAGCAAATAGTTTCCCCACTTGCCAGAGCTAACTCGAGACTGGCACAGTCTGCCATGCCTGAAAATCCTGATGAAGTTAAGCACGCCTTAGATCGTGCCTCTATTGCGATTGCAGGTGTAGAGCGCAAATTAGTTGAGTGCAATGAAATAGTTAATTCATTAAACACACTTTCTGATGAAGATCTTCATTTCACCAATGAGTTTCCCATTGAATTAAAGGTTAGGGCTGAAATGCTGACTGGGCACATAGAGAATTTACGCGATGTGTTTTCTCTAGTTGAAACGTCGAGCGCTTGGAAGCCTTACATGCCATTGGTTTATGAAAAAAAACGCAAAGCAATTCGCTCTGTTTCTGATCTGCGAAATGCATATCTAAACATTGCTCTCCTGGCAGAGCAATTTGTCTCACCCGTGCCGACCGTAAGCAGTAGTGTTGAGGGTAACTCAGAGGAATTTTCATCTGCGCTCTCCGCATCACGCCAGCTGCTAAAAATCGGCTCGGAGTGGAGATAATGGCAAGAGTTAGTATCCATTCCTCATTAAATAATTCGGCGTTTATACAAGGGCTTGCCAGAGAACTATCTCTTTATCTTAACGGCATCTCTTTATCCGGACGCCTTGGAAGAAATGGCGGCTTTGAACGTAATAATTCAGCGCAAACATCCGGCATCCTCAAAATCCACTTCAAAGCACCAGGAGAAGGTTTTTGGACTGATGCTATGCGACAATCAACCAGAACGAGCAATAACTATATAGTATATGCGCGTCACTGGGATAAGGCTGATGCATTTCAAATCATCGCTGTGATTGCACCAGACGCTCACGAAACGGCTGACGCACTCCTGCCCAGGATTATTGATATTACGGAACAAGATTTTCACTCGCTAAGTGAGAGTCAAATAGATCGCCTAGAACATTATTAACCCGGCCACGCGCCGGGTTTTTTATTGCCCACCCATAAAGCTATCCGCCATTCTGCCGATAACTATTCAGCCTGAAACTGATAACAATAACTATCGCAACACTACCTGCCCGCCCGTGCGGGCTTTTTTATTGCCCCTTCCTCACCAACTCCGCAGCATCCCTGTTAGCTCCCTTCCCTATCACATTGCCGGTTTCATGCCGGTACCGTTCCAGCTTGTCGATGATGTTTTGCTGGGTCATGGGTAAATCAGCCAGTGACAATTCCATCACCGCCCGCCCCATCGCCTGAATTTTCATGCTTATACGCTCTTCATCCAGAACCATGCACATCCCTCCTGCTGTTTTTTTAAGCATAGCACTCATGATTTACAAAAATAAATTCATTTAGTTATCATTAATTTATAACTTATGTGATTGATATTATAAATTAGGTTATTGCCTTCACTCATAACTAAGGTTATCTTTAATCCATCGAAACGAAACATCGACAGCTGAGCGAAGTTAGCCAGCGGCGGACAGCAAGTCGCCTGCTTCTTTAACAACATGCAGATTTACAGCGTCAATGACCTGTTTAGACCCTTACACGAAAAACGTGCTGTATCACCGGGTGCGATCCGGTCGGTGAGAGAGTATCCCCGCGCGAGAGCGAGAACGGCGTGAGAACGGGCAACACTGGCAGGGAGTTGGCGCTGACCATTAGAGGGAATGTTTTGGGATTGGATGAATGCGCAGGCTGATGCGCTGAGACGTCAAGATGATGATGCTCAAGCTGCCTGGGCACGGTTCGCAAAGTGGTGAGAGGCAGGTTTACCTAGCGAGAAATCATCAATGCCGGGAGTAGTTCAGCGCCGGCCATCCAATCGCCAAAGCATTTCTCCCGCATCAGCGGGTAACGATAGAGGGCAAGAGGATGAAGATTGGTGAATGCGATAGCAGTTACTTCGGGGAAGATGACACATTCAATACACAAATATCACCTAAGGCGCTTGCGGCCCTTATTCGGCAATACAAGCACTGCTGTAGGCTCTCGAAGGTAACTAGCCAAACTGCTGCTTACCGCTTATGCCCTCACAAGCTGGCTGAAGCTAAGCAGTACCAGATTCGCCGCGATCATCTGGAGTTATTTTTGAGGGTGTTGTCCGATTCAACTGCTGATTATGACGTGGAGGAAATCGACACTTACTTTGGCGGAGCTACTGATGATTGGTCGCTAATCCTCAAGGAAAGAATTTCTGACTAACCCGCTACGGCGGGTTTTTTATCGGCCATACCTCAGCAACTTCACAGAGGTTGCTTGGTTATGACAACCGGCGGCCATCCACCGCCCATTAGCGCAGAAGTCTTGTTTAACGTTCAGCGGCGCGGCTTAAGCGCGGAGATGATTATGGTTAGCTCAATTGTTGATGGCTTACCGAAAAGGTGTGGCAAATCTCAATGCAATGATGGGGCGGTTAGAAAGCAAGGTCACCAATTTCTATGCGCCAAGCATTATCGGTTCGGGCAGATGAGGGTTTTAGCTAAGCGGAGAGGTCTCGCAGTTCCTTCACATGAGGTTTTGCATGGACTGTGCGACGAAAGATTAATTTGCCCGGATTGCGGAAGGCTAATGAATTGGCTGTCAGAGGATGGGATGTCTTCAGTGGCATCTCTTCAGCACTACAGGGATGGTTCGTTTGGAATAGTGTGCCGGTCATGCAATACCCGACACGCTTACATGCAGGGAGATAGCTTCAGAGATATCCCCTCCGACCACAAATATTGCCCCTGCTGCAAAACATCTAAAAGCCGATCTGAATTTTATGTGGATGCCGGCAGATCTGGCGAGCTGAAAACAAAGTCGCACTGCAAAAAATGCAGCGATGAAGCCATCAATAACTGGAGAAAATCTAACCGTGAAAAATACAACGATCAGCAACGAAACTACAGAGCAAAACGGAAAGCAGAAGGCAATCCCGTTCGTGGAAGAGGCAAATCTGCGTGACTACTTTGCGGCTAAGGCTATGCAGGGAATCATCAGCAGCGAATGCAACTATGGAGCGTTTAGTGATTTAGCAAGCGATGCATACAGCATTGCCGACGCAATGCTCCGCGCCCGGGAGGCATCATGACAGTCACCCACAACGGCAAGCAGTACACCGCCAAAAAGCTCAACGATAACGAGTGGCAACTGACATCGATATCGGCACCGCGCGACAAGCTGACACTGAACCGCTGGCAGATGCATATCGCTGGCCTCCTGAAACAGGTTGAGGTGAAGGTATGATCAATCACTACGGCACCACCCCGCTCATTCGCCAGTGCGTGATACCTGGCATGATGGCAATGCATGAAGGCCGAACCTATCGCGTCTCAGCAGTCATTCAGGAGCGCAAATGGGTATACCTGCACACTGATGCAGAAATCATCCGCCTCAGTGACTGCGTGATTGACGTCCTTCTGGACGGTCACGGCAACCCTATCCAGCACTAACCACCCTATTCAACCGATCGGCCTGGCATTACGCGGGCGGGATCTGCACATCCAAATTTCAGGAGAAACCATGAGCGAAGTAACGGACTTAACTGTCATCGAAATCAAGCCGGAGCAGGCACCAGCGCTTTACGTCGCTGGCGGCCTTGACGCTTATCTCGAGCAAATCCGCCAGGCAGTAAACGAAGTGCCTGACCTGACCACGAAGAAAGGCCGTGACCGTGTCGCCTCTCTGGCGGCGCAGGTTTCCCGCAGCAAGACGGCAATCGAAAAGCCTGGACGTGAGTACCTTAAGCGCCTGAAAGAGGCTGTGCGTCCGGCAGAGGCAGAAATTAAGCGATTCGTTGATGCCTGCGACGAGCTGCGAGATGCGACCCGCCGCCCACTCACCGAATGGGAAGCCGAGCAGGAACGCATCAAGGCTGAGGAAGCCATGAACGCGCTGCACGCCGAAGCGCTGGAAATGAACATCAAATTCGATCAAGAGCTGGCGGCCAAGTTTGAAGCGGACCACGAATTGGCCCTTCTGGTGAATAAGGATTTTGACCGTGACCGCGAAGAGCAGCGCCGTCAGGCGGAACAGGCTCAGCGTGATCACGAAGAACGCATTAAGCGCGAAGCGGCAGAACAAGCCCGCCGCGATGCCGAAGCGAAGCACAAAGCAGAGATTGAATCCGCAGCACGCCGTGAAGCTGAAGAGAAAGCGCGTGCAGAGCTGGCGGAGCGCCAGCGCATCGAAGCGGAACAGCGTGCGGCACGCGAGAAGCAGGAAGCGGAAGCCCGGGCGGAACGCGAAAAAGCCGCGGCAGTGCAAGCTGAGCGCCTCAAGGCAAAACAGGCAGAAGAGAAACGCCTGGCCGAAGAGAAGCGCATCGCCGATGAGCAGGCAAAGCGTGAAGCTGACGTGAAGCACCGCAAGACGGTCGGCACCAACATCGTTAACGCGCTCACCAGCCACACCAGCTTAACCCGCGAACAGGCTATCGAAGTGCTTACCGCTCTGAAAGATGACCTGATCCCCTGCGCGAAAATTCATTACTGAGGTGAATCATGAATATCACATGCGAGTGCGTGGACATGCGCACATCCGTCGGCCCCCACAACACCATCAAAGTTGAGATGGAAGGCGTTGTGCTGGCCGGCACCGTTAAAACCCGTGACGTTCTCCCCCAGCTCGACGGCGCAGAAGTCATCGAGTGGCTGGCTGAACAGGGTTACGTCATCACTCATCAGGAGCGTGCAGCATGACGGCAGCAGAACGGTGGGATGAAGAGTCGTTCCTTCGCCTTATGCGCGACGTGATACCAGAAAAGCCAGAAAACGACGACGAGCCAGTCAACCTGGCCGCCGAGCGGCAGAATCCGGTCATTAGCTGGGATGAATTTGCGGGGAATTACACATGAACCTTGATGATTTAGATGCGCCATTTGCCAGTGAGGATATTGAGTGGCGCATTCAGCAGGTGGGTAAAAACAATAACGGAATCTGGGCAAAGGTGCTGGCCTATGTAACTAACCGCGCAATCATGAAGCGGCTGGATGAAGTATGCGGCAAAGCTGGCTGGCGTAACGAATACCGAGATATTCCGAACAATGGCGGCGTTGAATGCGGTATTTCCATCAAGGTTGAAGGCGAGTGGATCACCAAGTGGGATGCGGCAGAAAACACACAGGTTGAAGCTGTGAAAGGTGGCCGCTCTGGCGCCATGAAGCGCGCCGCCGTGCAATGGGGGATCGGTCGTTACCTCTATAACCTGGAAGAAGGGTTCGCAGTGGTTTCAGCAACGCGCGCGCGCGGGTTCCAGTACGCCAAATCAAAAGAGGCTGGCGTTTTCTACTGGAAGGCGCCTGCTCTACCGGAATGGGCATTGCCATCAGGAACACCAATCGAGCAGGGCCAGCAACCGCATGATGGTCACCAGCAGGAAGACCAGGCACCTCAGTCAGTGGATGCGGACAAGATCCTCGCCGAATTCTCTGCATACGCCAGTTCGGAAAATGATAGCGACCAGCTAAAGCATCGTTATGAAGATACATGGAAATTACTGAGCGGATTTGCTGAGCACCAGGCCAAATGCAAAGACGTTACTGGTATTCGACTCAAAGAACTTAAACAGGCGGCGTAAATGGCTAGCAAAGGCGTAAACAAAGTGATCCTCGTCGGTAACCTCGGGCAAGACCCCGAGGTCCGTTATCTTCCGTCCGGCGGCGCAGTGTGCAGCATGACGCTGGCGACATCTGAGTCATGGCGGGATAAAGCCACTGGCGAGCTCAAAGAGCAAACGGAATGGCACCGCGTCGTTCTGTTCGGAAAACTGGCTGAGGTAGCCGGGGAATACCTGCGAAAGGGTTCTCAGGTTTATATCGAGGGTCAACTTCGCACCCGAAAATGGACAGATCAGGCAGGCACCGAGAAGTACACCACTGAGGTGGTGGTAAACGTCGGCGGCACAATGCAGATGCTGGGTGGCCGTCAGGGCGGTGGAGCGACACCAGCAGGTGGCGGCCAACCGCAGAGCGGAAATCAGTTCAGCGGCGGCGCACGGTCTAGTCCTCAGCAGCAGTCGGCACCCACCCCATCAAACGAACCGCCAATGGACTTCGACGACGATATACCCTTTTGAAGCATCTCCCGGCCAGGAGGAGCCAATGAACAAATTTACCCCCGAGTATCGAAAATATCTTCTCCGGCCAATTCCTGACCGGAAGCTTTCACCCTCCGAGCGAGCCGATCGCAAAGAGCTTTACCAAATCATCCAGCAAGAAAGAGCCAAAGAAGATTCACCCCCTGCCCCACCCAACTACACGCCAGCTGACCCATACCTCAACGACAACCGCAAGGGCCTCGGCGGCGCTTCAAGGAGTGACTAATGACTCACGCTCACGACGACATCAGGGTTGGCACAGTGTGCCTTCCCTTCATTGGAAAAGGCTGGCTAATGCCATGGGGTGAAGTGGTCAGCAATCCATTAAAGGCGCAGCGGCTCGCTGAGGAATATCGGGAAAGGCAGGAGGCGGCATGATTCATTTTCACGGAGGACCGATTACGCCTGACACATGCGCGCTAAAGGCATGGAAAGGCAGACACGCCTTCATCTCCTTCGCTAACCCCGGCCAATTAGCCCTGGCCAGCGAAGTCACCCAGTCTTTCGCACTGGATAATGGCGCATTCAGCTTCTGGACGAAAAAGCGGGTTGTTAACTGGAATGACTACTACGCGTTTGTAGGCCGCTGGATGAATCATCCTCGCTTTTCTTTTGCAGTTATCCCTGACGTGATCGGCGGGACCAGTGAAGAGAACGACGCGTTAATCGCCGAGTGGCCGCACGGCAAAGTAGTCGGCGCGCCGGTGTATCACTTCAACGAGCCTGACGAGCGTTTCATCCGCCTGTGTCATGAATTCCCGCGGGTATGCATTGGTTCAATGGGCGAGTATGACGCTAAAAGACCAAAGGACTGCGCCGCGAAATTGCGCGACATGATTCGCCATGTTGTTGATGAGAATGGCTACCCAATTACCAAGTTGCACGGTCTCCGCATGCTGAATAAGGACCTCTTTATGCAGGTTCCATTATCGTCGGCTGACAGCACTAACGTTGCCAGGAATATCGGCATTAACAAGTCGTGGGATAAATCAGCCTACGCGCCGGCTAGCAAAGAAACACGCGCTGCGGTGCTGGTCGAACGCATTGAATCCTTCAACTCTGCAAGTTCGCTGAATTACGACGCAGAACGTGATCGGTTCACGCCGCAACTTGCTTTCGAGGTGTAATTCAATGATCGGAAAATACTCTCTTATCTATGCAGATCCTCCCTGGTCTTACGGCAACACCATCAGCAATGGTGCCGCTGCCGACCACTATTCCACCATGAAGCTAATCGACATCAATCGCCTACCAGTCTGGGAACTTGCCGCCGAAAACTCGGTGCTGGCGATGTGGTACACCGGCACGCATAACCAGGAGGCTATCGAACTTGCCGAGGCTTGGGGCTTTACCGTTCGCACGATGAAGGGCTTTACCTGGGTGAAGCTGAATCAGAATGCCGAACTGCGCATCAACAAGGCGCTGGCCGAGGGTGAAGTCACCGACTTTTACGACTTCCTCGATCTGCTAAACGCCGAGACGCGCATGAACGGCGGCAATCACACCCGGGCCAACACCGAAGACCTGTTGATTGCCACCCGCGGCGCCGGGCTGGAACGTAAGCACGCCGGAATTAAGCAGGTGGTATACAGCCCGCTCGGCGCACACAGCGAAAAGCCGTGGGAAGTTCGGCACCGGCTGGAGCTGCTTTACGGCGCTGTGCCTCGCATTGAGCTGTTCAGCCGCAGCGCGGCACCAGGCTGGCACCACTGGGGAAACCAGTGCGACACCGCCGCTGTAGAACTGCTGCCCGGCTGCGCCATCAATGTTGTGAAAACGGAGGCCGCATGACCCCAGAAACAGACAACGCAATTCGCGCAGCCTGCCGCCGCTGCACCGAAGAAATCCAGCAGGTCATGCGCAAAAAGCCAAAGCCTAACTGGAACGAAACAGTGCCGCCCATCATCAACAAGCATCACAAGAAAATTGAAGCTCTGGGAGTTAGCCTCCTGGAGTTCGTCGTATACACAGGGCGGATTAATCGCCGCTTCGGAGTGGAATCGTGAAAGTTTATATTGCCGGGCCGATGAGCGGCCTACCTAATTTTAACCGTGCCGCTTTTAACCATGCGCATTTTCATCTCTGGTCGAAAGGCCATATTGTTCTGAATCCTGCCCGTCTACCAGATGGATTAACTCAGGCGGAGTATATGGACATCTGCCTATCAATGCTTCGCTGTGCTGATGCTGTTTTCATGCTGCGTGGCTGGGAAAAATCTGCAGGCGCCCGCGCGGAGAATGCCCTGGCCGAGAAGCTGGAAATGGAAATTATCTTCCAGGAAGAGGATCGCGCCGCATGAACAAAGCCTCTCCAGTTGATTTGAGGAAAAGCCTCGAAATTGCCAATAACCTGGCGCACATCGGGATTCGCTTTGTGCCGATCCCGGTGGCGACCGAGGAAGAATTCCAGACGCTGGCCGCCGAGCTATCTCGACGGCTTGAGCAGATGGCAGTCGAAGTCGAGAAGAATTATGGCGGTGCAGCATGACGGCACTTATCACCAGGTCGCTAAAGCGGCCTTTTTTATTACTGGCGTTCACCTTCAACCGAATTAACCGACAGTTCCGGGAACATTGAGCATGGACATCATCGATACCGCAGCAGAGATTGAAGAGCTTCAGCGTAACGCTGCCCTTTCCGCTCACCGCATCGACCGTAACGCCGTATCAGCTGAGCATTGTGCTGAGTGCGACGAACCAATTCCCGAGCCGCGGCGCGCTGCCGTTCCCGGCTGCCAGACGTGCGCGGAGTGCCATGGCGTGATCGAACTGAGGAATAAGCAGCGAGGTGCGTGATGTTTGCACTCATTCAACGAGGTCAGATTTACGCTGACCAGCACGGTTGGCCCGTCATCATCCACAGCTGCACATCACAGATAGTCCGCTACTGGCGTCAGGGCCGGATCAACACCGCTTCAATCGACCGATTCAACAATGATTTTGAGCACCTCGATCACCGTGAGGCGGCGCAGATACGCGCCGAACTCGAGGCTACAGAGCATATTAAAAAATTAAGGAGCATGAGACATGATCGGAATACTCAAGCCGGTACCGGAATCTCAGTGGCCGGTACGATGCCACGACCCCAAACGGAGCAACGTGTGGGCTAACTCTTACTTTCTGGTCCAGGAGTTTCAGGAAGAGAACGGCGTCATCCGTCTAACGGTTAACACCACCAGCATTGGCAGTTCAGGTCGGTGGAAGGACGGCATCAGCTGGGATGCATTGCAGGAAATTAAAAACGCAGTCGGCTATCAGGACCGGGATGCCGTAGAGATTTTCCCGGCGCAAAAAGACCTGGTTAACGTAGCAAACATGCGTCACCTGTGGATTGTTCCCGAATCTATCCCTTTCGCATGGCGAAAAGATGGACATTAAGACAACCTGCCCCGGTTGGGGCCATAGGAGGGCATCTATGAAAGAAGAGATTTTCACCAGAGATGAGGCTGCCGCTTTCCTGAAACTGGATAAAGGCACGGTGGCTCAATGGATTAAGTCTGGCCGCCTGGCTGCTACCAGAAAGAATCCTCACAAGAAAAAAAGCCCTTACCTGATCTGCAAAACAGACTGTATTGCAGCAGTGAAGAACCCGATCCACAATCAACCCGTGAATGCGGTTGATGTGCAGGAGGATAAAGCATGTCAATCAAACAACGTGCCGGTACGTGGCACTGCGACTTCGTTACGCCTGGTGGAAGTCGAATTAGACGGTCTCTTGGGACAACGGACAAAAGGCAAGCGCAGGAACTCTATGATCAGCTGAAAGCTGAAGCATGGCGAGTTGATAAGATGGGGGAGTTTAAGCCGCGAACGTTCGATGAAGCGTGCGTTCGCTGGCTTAACGAAAAGCAGCACAAGAAAAGCCTGGACGATGACAAAAGCCGGATCGGATTCTGGCGGATGCACTTCAAAGGAATGGACCTGTCAGCAATCACGGAAGACAGGATCTTGTCGGCGGTGAGTTCGATGGTTAATCGCAAACATCGAATGAACTGGGAGGCTAAACGGGACAGCCTGCTGCGAAGAGGTAAGCCGGCTCCTGAATTTAAGGATAAACCAGCGTCGCTGGCGACGAAGGCGACGCACCTTGCTTTCATCCGGGCGCTGTTACGGTGCGCGGCCAACGAATGGCGATGGATAGCCAAAGCGCCGAACATCAAATGCCCGGTGCCGAAAAATAAGCGTATTCGCTGGCTAACCAAAGAGGAAGCGGCGAACCTGATCCGGGAGCTTCCCGAGCATATGAAGCCAGTTGTTATTTTTGCACTGGCGACAGGGCTGCGCAGATCGAACATCACCGATCTGGAGTGGTCACAAATTGATATGCAGAGGAAGGTCGCGTGGATTCACCCCGAGGACGCGAAAGCAGGAAGGGCGATTGGGGTCGCCCTGAACGAATCGGCCTGTAAGGTGCTGCGGGAGCAACTGGGGAAGCATAACCGGTGGGTCTTTGTTCACACTGAATCATCCGTTCGCCCGGATGGAACGAGAACAAAGGCAGTGCGCAAAATGCGGTCTGATGCTAACACGGCATGGCGCGCGGCGTTAAGGCGGGCGGGAATAGAAAATTTCCGCTTCCATGACCTGCGGCACACCTGGGCAAGCTGGCTTGTACAGTCCGGCGTGCCACTCAGTGCGCTACAGGAAATGGGCGGGTGGGAAAGTATCGAGATGGTGCAGCGTTATGCGCATCTGGCACCGAATCACCTGACGCAGCATGCCATGCAAATCGACTCATTCCTGGCGGGGAATGGCACAAATATGGCACAAGGCGCTTTTGCTGAACTGGTGAATATCGCGTGAACCCGCGTGGTTAGTGGTGCCGATAATAGGAGTCGAACCTACGACCTTCGCATTACGAATGCGCTGCTCTACCAACTGAGCTATATCGGCCCTGAGAGGCCGGTTACGAGCGTAACCACGGGGCAAAAGGTTAGA